TCTCATCACTGTCTATTGTAATGTCTGCACTAATTGTCTGTCCGTTTAATCTTATGATACTATTATTACCCTTGAATGGATACCTAGTATCTGCTTCTGATTTAGTATAACTATCTGCTACAGAAAAAGTATCGTACACAACCATTTCTACTATGTCGTTTAAACTCGCTGCTTGGACTAATACAACAGTTGTGCCAGTTGTTGCAGTGTAATCATCACCTGGCACTAACAAAATACCATTTTGATATACATCCATGTACAGACTATCAGTGTAACTTAGTGATAGTGAGTTGGCATCTGATCCACTAAAGCTAGTTTGTCCAGCCGTGGCTTGATACTGAAACCTACTTCTTACACCAAAATTTTCTGAACGACCTATGTATGGCATTGTTTAAACCCCTTGATTCTCCAAGTATGTTGCATAAGCTGTCTTAATTGCATCTGTATGTACTGCATTACATATTGCTTTTACTTCTGCACTTTCATTATTTATGTCTGCATTAGGTGCTACTGTATGTCTATGAAAGCTACGACTTATTTCTGTACCATCTTTCTTTATAACTGTAGCAGTTCTTACTTGAACTATTTTGTAATCACCGACTATTTCTATTTTGTCTTGTATTGTTTCTTCTGTTAATGCCATTTTTATCTCCTTTTGGTTAATTGACTGACTATCCTATGTCCAATAGGGTTATTAAGCTGCTCTGTAAGTCATTGAAAATATAATGTCGTTACTATTTTCTGCATTTGTCAAATCTGTAGCATTTATAACTATTCCTCTACCATCTCTAAAATCTGATGCACGACCAGTATAAAGTGTAACGTGTGAGGTACTAGCATTTAAAAGACCTGATGTTGGAAAATGATCAGCACTCCAATTATTATTAAAACCAATATGAAATGTACTATAAGCCTCGCTTTGATTTGAATTAGCAAAAGGTAACCCTATCACTCGCAAATTTCCACTACCACCAGACGTGGCATCAGTACGCAATCTTCCTTGAACATGAACAAGATCTCCTACTTTTACATAAATACCTGTTTGTTTATCATAGGTTGCAGTAGGAGCAACACTAGATCCACCATAAGCAGGTGTCCATGTACCCTCTTCATAGTCCGAAATTGTGTTAGCATCAGTATTAGAAGTAGCACCTAGAACAACACCCTTGTTAGCAGTGCTAAATATCAAATCACCTGAGTCTATTTTAAGATCTGTGCTTGATAAGGTTAAGCCGTTTGCACCTGCTCCTGTTACTTTAGTTAATGCCATCCGTTACTCCTATGCGTATGGACTATCGCCTAATACACTTGTATCCCAAGCAGCCTTTAGCTTTGCAATGGTATCTGCATCTGTGATTGCTTTTGCAGCAGGTGCATCTCTTAATGCTTTTTTCTTTGTAACACTAGCTGCTTGTGCAGAACTATCTCCAGCTTCTAATGCTTTCATATAGACCACATCTTCTTCTGCTAATAACGGAGTTCTAACTTCTCTAATTTTATCTTGAAAAATCTTTTTAGATTCAGCTAGATCCTCTGTTATTGTTTTACCAGATAATGTCCAAGCATTTCTGAAATGTCTATCTGATGGCACAGTTGCATCTGATGCTGCAATAGTATTACCATCTTTATCTACTATGTTTGTTGTTGCCATTTAAGCCACCTCATCTTTCTGTATGGTTAGTTCTTCGTTGATCTTCCAAGCATTTCGCCATACTCTAGTGCTAGGAAGTTGATTCTTTCTGCAAATAACCATTCTAGGTTTGTTTGCCTTGTCGTAATCTCTCCATACATGCTGTGGTATGTCTTTCATGATTAAGTATTCTATTGCCTGTTCTTCTGTCATTGCTTCAATAGGCTTTGTGTTATGTAGCAAGTAACCTCTTGTATGCTTTACAAAGTCAGGCTTATCTTCATCCTTCTTGAGTTCCCAATAAACTTCTACAGGTGGTAATATACCACCTTGCAATGCACAAGCCATCCAATTAGGGTCAGGGTGTGTAACCTTTGCAGGTTCATCAGGTGTCTCTGGGTCTTCCCATACAACACAATATTCTGTTCTGTGTGGCTCTAGCTTTTCTTTTGCCCAACATAATCTATCCCAAAGATGTGTGCCTTGAAATTCAGGTGTTTTTATTGTCATGCGAGGTCTCCGTGTACATTTACAAAATTTATAGTATCTGTATTAGTTCTGTTACTACTTGAACTTGTCATAACAGACTCAAAATCAAAAGCACCTGTTGCCATAGTTCCATCACTTACATCACAAGTTCTATTAAGACTACCTGAATTTCCATCTTCAGATGCAAAAGTAACTATATATGTCGCATTTCCCATATTTGAACTAAAATTAATTCCTCTGTCTCCAGTGCCATCATCATCTAAACTTGAAATATTTAAAGTGTTTGAAGCAGTAGCACCATCTGCACTAACATGGCATAAAGCCTTCGAACTACCATTCACAACAAAATCTGTATCCACAGACTTAGCTGTGCCTGTTATCTGTCCACTTGTCTGTAATGTATCAAATGCTATTGTTCCGTTTGCCATTATGCAAGGTCTCCTGCTACCATAGTAAATACATCAGTATCTTGGTCTGAGCCATTATTAAGAACACCACACTCAGCTTGATACTCAGATGTTGAATGATTACCATTTCCACCCTCACCAACTCCTATAGTATGAGTTACTCCACCTGATGTAGCATTATGAGGGTTTTGATTATATGTTACAGAATAATTTACATTGCTCATGTTAGTAGTTTTTGTGAATGTGTATCTCCCAGTAGCTCTATCTGTAGCACTACCTACGTTAAAACTATCCCTTAGTCCAAAAGAAGCACCATTTAAGTTTGCCCATGTCTTAGTCAATCCTTGCTGAATACTTGTCTGATTGCTACCCTCACCTCTAATAGTCATGGAGTTTGCACTTGCACTAACTACAGGTGTTGAGCCAATGGTTATGGTTGTTGCAGTGGACTTGCCTGTGATTGTGTCTAGTATTACTTCACTCATCTCTAACCCTTTGGATACTTATCTTTAACTGCTTTGATAGTTTTCTTCCAACCATCTATACCATTGTGGTATAAGTCATCTAATTGATCTGCTATAGATGGATATTCAGATGCTCTTTTTCTTTGATATTCTTTAGCATCATAGTCAGCTTTTAATTCTTTTTGTTTGGTAAGAATGTCTTTTTCTGATATTGGTGTTGTACCATTGTGCCATGTAATTTGCTTGACATCATTTTCACGAACAACTACCTCAGCATTTGAGTTAATGGCTAATATTGCATCTGTTATTTTTACTGTCATCCTGCAATCTCTTGTGCCACTATTGTTGATTTTGCATTATTTATATTATAGTAATGGGTTCCACCACCAGATGCTCTTAAATATACTGCGTAAGTTGTTGCACTTGTAGTTGACGGAGAATCTAAAAAAGTCATAGTTGCTTGATTATCTCTACTGTTGTCATCATAAAATCTACCTAAGTCATTAGCACCTAAATTAGTTGAACCCCTATATAAAGTATAATGAATAATACCAGACGTTGCACACTGAACTGGTAATACAGCCGTGACTAAAATTTTACTAGAACTTGAAGTTGGAGTTATTGATACGGACGTTGATGTTGCAAAATAAGTCGATGATGTGAACGAAGTTTCCGTTCCAACAGTTGTAGAAACAACTTGCAAAACAGTTCCAGTAACATTGATTCCTACATCATTTGCAGTAGGAACTGCACCTGCACGAGTTTTTATTGCATCTACTCTAATCTCACTCACGATATCACCAACCTTCCACCACTGTTCACTGTCAATGTAACGCTACTGTCTATTGTAAACGGACCAGTTACTTGTGCATTTTCTGTGGCTAATATTGTTGTATTAGCAGTTAAGTTTTGTGCATTGGTTCTAAACAAACCACCTGCTTTAAAATTGCCTTTGTTCTCGGCTGCTGGTGTAACTGTGCCAGTTTGTGGTGCTAAGAAGTTTACAAAAATATTTGCAGTTCCAGAACTAGGTGCAGCAGTAAATGTCAAAGTTGTACCATCTGGTATGGTGTATGCTGATGTATCTTGCACAACACCATCTACAGATACAAGAACATCTTGTACTGAACTTACTGTTCTGCTTAATGTAAAGGTGGTATCCGATCCATCGCCATTAAATCTTTGTACGGCAGTTGTAGCCTCAAAAGTTGTAACTGGTGATTTACCAACAAAAGGCATTATGTAATCTCCATGTAAGATAAGGCAACGTCTGTTGCACCTGTTGCAGATACTGATATGCTATCAGTTGCTTCTAAAACAACTTTGTTACCAGCTAAAAGTTCTAGTGATGATCCTGCTGGGATGGGTGCATTGGTAATAAGTTCTACTGGTTGGTTAACTTCATCATTAGCATTTGTTCTATTACCAGTATCAGATGTTAATGTCACTGTTGCAGTAACTTGACTAGTTGTTGTATTTCCTAATATCAAACCTAATATTATTGTGGTTGTACTAGTAGCCACTGTATAAATTACATCTGCACTAGTTACTCCTGCTTTGCTTGATAATTTAAAAGTATTTGCCATGTTATCATCCTAACGCTATTGCTAAAGCTGTTGCCTCATTCGCTGCATCTGTAGCACTTGTTGCACCTATATCTGATAGCACTTCTGATGCACTTCTGCTCTCTAAACCATTTGCAGTAAATCTTGCAAACTCATCATCTGCTACACTAGAACTATCTATCTTGACTGCATTGGTATTTGATATACCAAAAGTTAATGAGGCTTGACCACCAATATCACTTAATACTTCAGAGGCACTTCTACCCTCTATTGATGTACCATCTACACGCAAGAAATCATTGTCAGCTACACCTGATGTAAAAACTGGTACGTTTGTATTCGATATACCAGTGGCTGCAACTGCGGCTGTCCCTAATCCAAGCGTTGTTCTTTGGGCAGCAGCATCTGCATCATCAAGCAATGCCTTACCAGCAGAAGTTAAATCGTAAGTACCAGCAGTACCAGATCCAGTAAATTGTATACCTTTGTCTGCGGCTGATGTTAAACCAGCTAGTGCTTGTAGTTCTGCATCTAATCTTGCATTTGCTACAGTTCCAGACAACTGTGAAGCATCTATAGTTTTATTTGTTAATGTTTGTGTACCTGTGTCAGAAACAAGAGTTGCGTCAGCATCTCCTATTGCAGTACCACCCGGCAATGTCAAAGTATTTGACGCTGCTTGACTATGTGGTTGAGCAGTTAAGGTTTGAGCGTGTGCGTTACCAGACTCACAATAAAATTTTAACTGAGAAGGTGAACCACTATTTGTCTTAAAATCTATAACACCACCCTCAACCGTAAGATCGTCACCTACAGATAAATCTGCACCTAATGTTGCGTTACCACTTGCATCTAAAAATACTGACTTTGATGCAGGTATTGTGCAGAATATAGTTTTTGTACCAGCACTAAAATTTACTGCACTGTCGCTATTTGAACTACTTATAATTGTAGATCTAGCTATTGTGCTAGAGTCACTATTTAATGTACCTAGACCGACCTCAAACTCTGATGTGCCTGGTAATGTAACTGCATAGTATGTAGTATTACTGTTTCCGACACCAGCAGCAAAAGTTTCAAATCCAGTAACTGCACCAGCTAGTGTAAGTGTACCAGTGCCAGTTGTGGTTGTGGTTTCTTTTACTCTGTCGTTTATTACTAAAGCCATTACTTCAACTCTATTGTTAAGTTACCTGCATTAATTCTAAATATATCACCACTTGCTATTGCCTTACTTGCATCTAACGCACCTATAAATAATACGTTACCACCAGAGCCAACTACATCTAAACTAGCACTAGCTGCTGTTGTTACAAACACATGTGTAATCGTATTGTTAGTTCCACCAGATGCTGGAAACTCTATATTAGAGGCATTTGTGCAACTTTGTGTATCGGCTGATTCTGCTGTCAATGTCCATCCAGAGGCTGCAACTTGTTGTCTTGCATAGTTTGTAAACGTAGCCTCTGTTATTGATGGATCTCCAGATTCACCAGTTGAATCATTAAAATTTGATACTGCTGTTGCTAACCCGACATATATACCATCTCCTGGTGAACTAAACGATGCTGCGTTGTTTTTGAAAATAAAACTTAAAAGTCTATTTTCTAAGAAGGTGGTTGCTGCATTTGCTGTTGCCATTTTCTACTCCTATGTTCTTGGCCTTGATGGTAGACCAACTCTGTATCCATCTGTATTTTCTCTTGCTTCTCCAAGATCTTTTAGTCTTTCTAAATACTGTAGATATAAACCATTATAATTTTGTATCACATCTGGTTCACCTTTCATAAAAGAATAACCCTCAACAATCGATCCATAAAGTAATGCAAATGGTGCATTTGTACTTAACCATGTTGTTGTGCTATCAGAACCTGCAGTAATACTAGTAGGTCTATAGTAATAATGTAATTCAATAGAATAATTGCTATTTGGAGTTGGTGCCAACATGAAATTATCTTCATCAAATCTAGCATAATATCTTGGTAAGCCAGTAGTGCTTGAAGCAGGAGTGTATTCTCTTAAAAAATTAACATCTTTTTGCAATAAAAAACTCTCAGATCCAGACGTTGTTATTTGTAAAGAAAAAGAGGCCAAATAATCAGAGGGAACTGTTAAAAACTGATCAGAAGAAGTTAAGGCACTTGTTACATTTTTTCTAAAAATATCTAAGTCAATACTTTTAAATATTTTCTCTTCTGCTGCTTTAATAAAGTTATCTATGTTATTTACAAAAACAGTCTCACTATTATCTGTATAATCTTGTATGGCAGTTTTTAAAGCAGACTTTGTAAAACTCATGATGTTAAACTAACGGGACCTGCACTAGCTCGATCTCCGCCTCCCTTTACATTACCAGTAGTAGATGATGCACTTACTGTAAAAGTATATCTATCTGTACTAGTTACAGTTATACTATATCCAGAACTATTTTCAAACACTGCTTTTGTAATACCATCAAAGCCTATACAATTTCTAAATCTAACAGTATCAGATGATGATCTGCCATGATTCTTTTCAAATACAGTTATAACTGTTGAACCAGAATCAGCTACACCTGTTGTAAAAGGATCTTTGAACAACATTGTTTGTACTGCAGGCTCAGTTCTATCTGGTCTTGCATTTCTAATTGCCTCTGGATCTGTTTTAATTCTTAAAACTTCTAGTTGTGGATGTTTTTCTTCGTACTCGTCATATCCTACAAATGCACCATTCCATTCCTTACGCATATCTTTAATTCTATACCTAAATCCAGATCTATCTGATATTCCATAAGCATGTTTACCACTTGCAAATCTTGGCATTATACCCTCAAAAATTTAATATCGGGCGTAAGTTTTAAAGGCACCCTATCATCATCCTCATCTGAGGCTCTTTGAAACTCTTCTTCGTAAACTGATTTTAACAACTGTATTCTATCTGGTGCTTTTTTCATCGCTAAATAGTAAGACAGTCCCGCAATCACACATGGTAAAAATCTAAAAGGTGCATCTGTAGTATTAATTTGTGTATCAGCGTCTTGTATTCTTCTAACGTAGTAATAAATTAAAGAGTCTGTACTATTTTCTGGTGTTGGCCAAAGTATTAAACTTGGAGTAGTTCTTCTATCAAAATAATATTGTGTTGGTCTTCCCGTTTGTGTTTTTGTTGGTATATTTAAATATTCACCACGAGACATTCTAGTCATCATAAAATCCGTACCGCTTCTTCTAACTGCCACTTCTAATAAATCAGTGTAATCAGAAGTTAAAGCGTAAGTTGCAGTTCCAGATGTTAAAGCTTGAGTTTCTTGTTGAACAGTCCAAAGATTTAAACCTCTGTTTGCCCATTCTGCAAACATTATATTTAAAGATCTTCTAGCAGTTTTTAAATCATAACCAGTTCGTGATTCTAAACCACATCTTTCATAAGCTTCTTCTATGATTTCTGCTACATCTAAATCAAAATCTCTTGAATCTGAGGTTGCCATTATCTATGCCATTTTCTTTTTGTTACTGGCTTTTTTCTTTTTCTTGGCTAAAAAAGCTTTAAGACCAGGGTTAAGTTTACCTTTTGTTTTAGGTTTTGTTTTATTTTTTACATTCTGTATTGCTTTGTTTAGAGCAGTTTTTTTGTTCATTTCTTTTTCCTTTTAAGTGCTTTAACTCTTCTAGGCTTACCCGCAGGTTGTCCTAATCTCTTCTTTTGTGCTATCCTACTACGTTTCTCAGCCGCTGTCATCTCTGATGCAGTTTTTGGAGTCTTCTTAGAAATACGCTTAGTTGGTCTGCAATAAGGCGTACCTCTTTTTTCTCCTTTTTGTCTACCACACTTCTTACCAGTTCTTTGATCTTTCCAATCTTCTTTGAACCATCTTTTAAGTGCTAGACCCGCTTTTGTTTTTCTAACTGCCATTATGCGTAAAACGTTTCTTTTCTTCTCATTACAACACCACAACCTCGTGCTACATTTTTATTTTTAGAAGCACGTTTTCTATTATTCTTTGGCATGGTTGCACCACCAGCATTTAACATAATAACGCCACCTTCAGCTTTTTTCTTAGTTTTTTTCTTTTTACCGCCAGTGCCATAGTTTGCAGCACCAACTTTTCTACATTTAGCTATAGCTCCTGATGCATAAGCTGACGGGAACACCTTATATCTAGCTTTGACTTTATGATAACATGCGTCTTTTGGCATTATGTTCTCCTTTTTTTATTACAAATGCATGACCATTTTTTATGTTTACAGTAAACACAGTATTTAACTGGACTACCTTTTACTACTTCTCCTTTTTT